ATTTCCAACCAACTACAACAAATAGATCACTTACACTTACTCATGAGCAAGTGATTGAGTTGAAAAATATACTAGGAAAGGTCATAGAACCTAGTAATGAAATTGTTGAACTTTATGACACTGTAAAAAAATTGGAGTAAACTAATGGAAAAACTATTAGAACAGGCATTACCAGAAGCAAAAATTGAAGTACCGGAAGCTGTACCAGCACCAATACCAGAAACTGGAGGAGGATTTCCTTGGTGTGGTGTAGGTATTGGTGTGGGTGCTGTAGTTTTAGCTGCTATTTTTGCTAAACTTTATAAGTGTACTGCTAAGAAGTAAGTGGATTTACAAAAGATGGCAACAATCGGTACCGCAACTGCTGTTGTAGGTACTGGTTCTGTTGTAGGTGGTGGTGCTATTATTGATAATGTAAGTGGTGGTCCTGTGAAACGAGCAGAAGCAGAGGCAATTGAATTGCGACAAATAGTTAGAGAAGAAGTTCGTTCTGCTATTACAGATATGATGCCAAAAGCAACAGGAGGAGTTGTAAGAGCAACAGTTCCTGTGGAGGATTATAGGAAAGAGGTTCTTAAAAAATAATGGATCCTATTCCTAATATTGCTAATATTGGATCTCCGAATATATACAGGATTCCTTCTCATAATCTTTATATTAATTCTATTCCTAATGTACATCCTCCTGTTACATTAGATATTGGATTTCCAATTGTGGAGATGCCTGGTTGTGTATGGAAGCATCAGGATGATAGAAGGTCTTATACATCAATTGATCCTTGGGATAAAAATCTGGTAGAGAATGATTCTGATGGTGCTGGAATTTTGTGTCCTAGTGGCTCAATGCCACATTTTTATCCAATAAATTTTGAAGGAGAGAGAAGATTACCTACTATTGTAGTAAAAAGAGGAGACCCACCTCCACCTCCACCAGGTGCAGAAACTCCTAAAGATACTGTTGCAGAGAAAGAAGACGTTCCTTGTCCTGGTCCTAATCAACCAAGGATAGGTGATGTAGCACAGAATCAAAAAGAAAAGGTTTCTGGATATGAATTACAACCCGATCCTAATGATGAACGGGTAGAGATTTGTGTGATATTATATGAGGATATTTCTATTGTTGAGCAGTATCTTCCGGCACCTCAGGTTGCGGCGACGACGGCCGGGATAGCTGCTGTGGCTGCGACATCTGCCCTACTTGCAAAACCCCTAGCAGATCTGCTCCTGAGGGTTGTGAAACCTGCGGTGAAGCAGGTTTTGACCAAGGTAAACGCCATGCTTGGAAAAACCCCTTTTCGTCCGAGTCCTTCTCAGGTTCGGACGAACGAATATCGGAAGAAGAAAGGTCTGGTTGGGATAAATTTTGGGAAGAAGGCAAAACCTCTGAAGAAGGTGAAGGTTGAGGTTGAGGAGAAGGAGGAGAAGACTTAAGACTATGTTGGTGAGGTGCTATCACTCCAGGTGGCTGCACTAACATCACATCGGCACAGACACTATAGTAAGGGCTTCTGGGATGGAACATTATTCCCGCTTTCATTAATTCACCACAATTTTTGAGACGGGCTATTTCAAAGTCTAATCTTTTATTAGCAGTCAATTGCACCATATTGCTTATACTTGCCTGTGCTGCTGCTTTACATAATTCTTGTAATTTTTTATCCAGTGGTTTGGACCAGGTAGCAGACATACCTAATGAAAGGCTATAATTATCTGTTTGTCCAGTTCTTGTAGGCATTTCATATAGGATTTGACCAGGATTATCGGGTATACTATCGTTATCATTATCTGCGTTATTATATACAGGATCCATATAACTGTGT